GAAGGAGATGCAAAAATTATGTTGTGTAAATTTTTGATATTAATCCCAGTGGAAAAGGTTCCATACGAGGCCACGATAATAGCATTATCCTCTTGCTCAGTGATTTCTCGAACCTTCTCTCTGTCTTCGGTGTCCACTCCACCATGAATAAAAAAGACATTGCGTTCCTCCACGATATTACTATTTATCATCTCATATAAAGGTTCTCCGTGTGCTTCTACTCTAGCAAATAAAATAAGAGTATTGCCCTTAAGATCTAAAGCAAGATTACGTATTAATCTATTCCTCTTTTCATGACCAATAATATATTGAACTTCATCTTCAAATGTTTCAAATTTATTCGGTGGGTGTTTCAATAGAAGCACGTTGATATCCAGTTTAGCAAGATGCCCCTTCTTCATTAGCTCGTCAGTTTTAATGATCTTATAGGAAGGTCCAAACAATCCCTCAAGAACTAATTTATTTGTTTCAGATCCATCAAGAGTTCCTGTAAAACCAAAACGATACTTAGCATCTGCCAATTTAGTCATAATAGCAACAAGAGATTTTGATTTAAATTGATGTGCTTCATCACCAACCACTACATCAAATCGTTCAAAGTAACTTCTAGGAAGTTTATATATTGATTGCCAAGTAGTAATAATAACTTGAGAATCAGTTTCTCTTTCTCTACCAGCATAGATCTTATGACAGTAGGATCCTACATCCCAACTATAATCAGCAAAGTCTTTATACATCTGCTCTACAAGGGATGTTGTAGGAACTACAATGAGGGTATTCTTCTTATTCTCAACAAAATATCTAATGATAGAATATATCATCAACGACTTACCAGAAGCAGTTGGAGATACTAATAACTTTCTATTATTTCTAAGAGCATCATATACACCATCAATCTGATAATCTCTAGGTTTGTGCTTAGAGATAGCAGTCATATAATCTTTTACACCTTCCTTTGAGATCTTGTCGTTTACTTCAAAAGGAAGTCCATAATGTTTATTATCTTTAAACTCATAGGTATATTCATGATCTTTACAGAACTGAACTATTCTATCTAACAGTCCAACATATATTTCTCCTTTCTGAATATTAAATAATCTTATTTTACCATCCCAATATTTCTTCTGATAGTGGGGCATAAACTTTGCACCAGGCACATCAAAAGTGAATTGATCGGACAATTCATAATATACATGAGTCTCTGCTTCTATGTGCAGATGCACCTCATTCTTTTTTGATATAATCAAATGACTCATAATCCTATACCAATATAGGATTATTTAGAGACTTATTTTTTAGGCTTATTACCTTTTTTCCATTTTTTATATTGGTCGGTTGCTGTTCTTTGAATTTGTAATTTAGTGTCTGGATCTAGATTCTTACCTCTTCTCAAACCTCTCATAGTTTCTTGAAACGCTGGACTTGTATCCTTTGGAGTGGTTCCATCAGGAGGATTACGATCAAGTTTTCCTAAGTCAGGATCTTTTGCAGCATCAGCAGCTAATTTATCAGCATCAGGATCTCTAACATTTTGTATTCCTTTATTAATTGAGTCTTTATACTCTTTTTCTGCGTCTCTTCTTTTTTTAAACGTTTCTGCTTCTGTTTCTACTTTCTTTCTTTTTCCTTTACCTTTAATAATAGATGCCAGGGAAGTTACTGCCTGATAACCTTTTCTTGCACCACGAGCTCCAAGTTCAAGTACTTTACCTGTTACCCAAGCACCAGCACCTTGCCTTCCAGCATAAGCATCTTCATTGAATTGTTTGAAGGATTTCATTTACCCAATAATAGTATCAAACCAATCTTGACTCATACCTGAAATAATCTTATCTGCTCCCTCATGGTCTACAGCATATTTTTCTTCAATAAGATGATCCACAACTTTTTTATAATTTTCGTGAATTTTCTGACTTTCTTTTGGAGTTGGCTTCATTGTAACAAAGAACTATACCTCATCTATTTATCAAATTCTTCCATATCATAACTATATTCGCAAATTATCGCAAACAACTTATTTTTTAATGCACGTAAATATGCAAGTTCCTCTATTGAATGTATAGACTTTTTTGGATAAGTCCCATACAGTGAATTGTTTATATGGTGATAGAGCAATCTAGTCTCTGTAATGCCCATCTTAAGTTCAACAACCCATTCATCAGTCTCACCAGAATGATGATCCATGAAGTTATTAGGAAATATAAAGTATTTATTACATACCTGCTTGGAACTTATTCCATTCTATTGCATTCTTAATTTGAAAAGTTCTATTAGAAACATTTTTAATAATCTCTTCTAAAAACTTTAATGAGGTATCATAATATCTTATTTTAAGATCTATCTTTTGAACCTTTTCATCTGCATCCATATATCTTTGTATAGCATCCTTTTCTCTTACCTTATATCCAAAAGGTTCCTCAATATAAACTTCTGCTGGTGCTTTACCTGTATAATAATTATGCCTCTCTAATCTAACTTTATTGTATTGTTCTCTTGCTTTTTCACGCAATAAAGTAATAGTATTATAAACTGTATAATACTTTGCGTGTAATTGGGGAATCTTCAAGGATTCATCATGTAGATTATCAGGATCAATGACAGCATCACGCTCCCACATTTCCTGAATTTTGTCAAGATTCATTTAGAACTAGTTAATTCGTATATAGTGTATTTGAAGGATGCTTCTGCAGTTAAATATTCAACATCTGTATTTGTAGCATCAAAATCTAAAGATGTCAAGGAAACTGGGAACAAATCTTTAAATTTAACTTTCGCTATTTCTCTAAGGTTGCTATTTAATATTCTAAGTGTTCCATCACAAAACTGCTCTTTTATTTCTCTTCTACCATCTTTATCAGTAGTTAATTCTTTAAACTCTTTAGTTGATTCTGGAAATCCCAATCCATTCAACCATTCATAAACTGCCATATAATTTTCCATATCCTCATCAATCAAAAACCTAAGAGTAAAATCACCATAGGTTAATTTCTCTCCAGGTAGATCTATATCTTTTAAATATGATGGTTGAGTGGCAACTGCTAAAGTCAATTCTGGTATTCTAGCACTATTTGAGAAAAAATCTACTTTAGGATACTTGGCAAGGTTAAACTTAAAACCTATACCAGATAGATAATTTCTATTTTGTATTTGATTTACAAACGGTCCAGATGCAGCCATTATTAATTTTTTAACTATTTATCATCTTAAGTTTAAATTAAATGATATTGATATTCTATCTTCATCAGTATTGTTCTGTTCTACAGCATGATCGAGACATGATGGAAACAAATACATATTTCCTTCTACTGGAAATCTTGGTGCAGTTTCTCCACATGCATATCTATCTACAAAAAATCTATTTCCATAAACCCATGAATGTCTTGGATCATTAAATAAAATATTTCCACAATCACCTTCAGGAACTTTTACATAATACACTCCAGAAATATCACATCCTGGATGATTATGTGCTGTATTATATGAATACTTATCACTTATGTTTGCCCATATTACAATGTTAGTTACTTCACTAATTATTGGTTTAAATGGTAAATGTTTTAATACTCTTGGTAATTCTGTTATTAGAGGTTTGAATAATTCAATATTTTCATTATCAGGAAAAATATAATCACTATGCCATCCTTTTTTATTTGATACTTTAACTCCTTCATCAATATCTCTTAAACTGTAAATATTTTCTTCTAGCACCTTATTATCAACATCTTTCAAATGTATCTCAAACAATGGTGTTTGAAATAAAAATTGATGATCAATAATATACTTACCATCTTTTATTTTAATATTTTCTAATTGCACACTTTTACCAATTAATATTACTATTATAGCATATGTAGACAAAAAAAAGCACCCCCGAAGGAGTGCTTTGAAAGAATATAAGCAACTAGCTTACATAAGATTTGTAACCTTAACTCTTCTGTAGTAACGGTTTGTGTTACGTGTAAGAACACCAAGTCCTTGGCTAGTAGCATCACCTTGAGAGAATGGGTTCTCGACGATGCCGTAGCGAGTCTTGAATCCAATTTTTGGTTGGAATGTATCCTGACCAACTGCAC